CAGGAAATCTAGTAGTCCATGTGGGATTTTCTGGACATCTTCCCTCGCTAAATGTTCTTGGAGAGACTGGAATTGGTGGGAGGGGTGCCTCAATAGTGAATGCTGCTCCCATTGGGTTTTCATTCCAAGTTTTAGGAGAAATTCTCATCACCTCCTCTACATCTGATGTGATTCTGATGGCAAGTGCCATTGGGTTGAGTCCTTTATTAGGTGCTCCTTGCCTATCTTTTAATTTGACAATTTTAAGAGTTCCATCTCTAGAATCACTGCCACCATCGAAGTATTGTATCGTGTCCCGATTAACTGTTGGATCAGGAGCATTAGCGTTGGCACCACTTCTTACAACTTTGTAACGCTCGCCACCCAAGAATGTTCCTGATCCAGTAATAATTTCTCTACTTTTATATCTGGCATTTCCATCTCCTTTACTCCTCTTCAGTTGTACATCTCCAATTTTAATAGATCCTAGAGAGTAACCCGATGATAAAGTGTCACTCATATCAAGAGAGAAATTGACTGTGGCACTACCAGTGCCTTTCATCACAAGGAAAATGTTATCACCAGAACCTTCAAATCTTGCAGTAAGATCCGATCCATTATTCTTTCCATAAGTCTTACTACCACTAAACCCAAAAACACCGCCAGGTTTTTGATAAAGTTCTGCTCTAATCCTATATTGACCCTTTCTAAAGAATCTATTATAAGTGCTCTTTCCTGTGCTTTTATTACTGTCGCCAACAAATCCCTTTTTATCAATAATTACTTCATCACCACCATCTTCAACACTTTTTAATCCATTACCAATTTTCATGGCACCATCACCAGAGCGATTACCAATAAAAAGTTTTACACTATCATCCACTTCTACCTCAATATTATAATTTCCATCAGCAGGGAAAGTTACATGTTCCCAACGAATTACATGAGTGCCATCATAGTCTTCATTTTTTTTAGTGATAGTATTAAAAGGACAAATTCCATATTCATTCAAGAAACTATTAGTATTATAAAGATTAGTTCTCCAGAGTTTTCTATCTGCCTTTTTGATAAAGTCTGTAGTATTAAAGACTGTTGTATTAGATTGTGATTGATTACTCGGTGGTTGAGGAGGAGGTGGTGCATCAAAAATAAGTTTGCACTTATTCCCATTAATTTTGATAAACCTACCACAACTAACGGTACAAACTAAATCTTGCCAGTCTTTATCTGTGTGCTCTTCCATTTGTAGCACATTTTCTCCAGCAGTTCTGAGTCTGATATTAGGTTTAGATCCACCACCTTTACCATCACCGGATACCTTGATAGTTTTAATTTCTTCACCATATTCGGTTCTTTCTTTACTCCAGGTTTTACCGGCAATTGATATTGATCGAACAGCCTCACCAGCATAACCTGGATTGTCATCATATTTAATCTGAATAGGGACATCTCCCTTTCCTTTGACAATAAGGTTTTTACCATCATCAGAGAATTTAGCGGTCACCCCTGGAGAAGGTGCTAAGATTTCAAACTCAACATTAGCATCATTACCTTTTCCATCTTTGAGTTCTATTTTTTTACCATTTTTTACAACTCTAATAGACTCATTTGATGGATTTAAATCCTCATAAGTTATTGGGTAATCTTTGTTGCTACTTTTACTTTTTCTATTACTAGTACAGATAACATTATACTCTTTTCCAAGTTCAACCTTGCGTTTAAAAGATTCATTTAACTGCTTACCATCATACTTTTTAGAAAAATCAATATCTAAACCAGGAATTCTTATTCCATTTGCAAACTTTGCATCTGTGGTTATTTTAAAATCAATTTCTGTTGGACAACCGCCACTTTTTAATTTAGTTTTTGGTTTTTCTCTAATTGGAACATTAAGAAGATCAACCTTAATACGATGTACTCCTTCCTCAACAGTTTTCTTAACGACTTTAGATGAACCTTTAAAGTCAGTTACTTCCATAATAATTTCATTGTCAAGATACATCTTGCCAATATTATCTGCCATTCCTCTAAAAATATATTCTCCCGCATGTGGGAAGTTCTCTTCCCACTCAAAGGTACACCATCTACCCGCAAAATCACTTCCTTTAACATTAGATGGAGGGACAGGAGATATTGCATGCTTATTCATAAACTCCTTTTCCCAAGCAGGATGAGTAACATTATGTGTTACCTTACTTCTTCTATCACCAAAAGACACATTTAAGGGTGTTTCTTTTCTGGTCGTCCACCAAGGATTTTTTAGTTGCTTTAAAAATTTTTGATACTTTGCAATCTCAAGTGCAATAGGGTCTTTAGCAAAAGTTGCAAATAATGTTGGGTCCCACTCGCCTACATTCTCTCCATCAGGATTTACTCTATTTCCATACCCAGGTAGATCTGGAGATCCGTTTGCAGGATCAAAATTATAAACTTCAAAATCATCTTCATCTGTATAAGTAAGCAATGATGGTGAAGTGGTCACACCGATAGTAGATGTTGCAACCACACCACTGCCAACTCTATTGGGATCAATGACAGTAACTTGCGGTGGACATTTATATCCAAAACCACCAGAAGTTACAACAATATCTAAGATACCTCCATCATTTCCGATAACCGGAATCGCCTTTGCACCTACACCTCCACAACCTGATATTACAACAAGAGGAGATCCATCAGGAACATTAGTCTGTGTGTTTTGACTACCAGTTGGTTGAGAACTAGTAGCACCATTACCAACTGGTTCCTCTGGAGAGATAGGACCAAGAGGACCACGGGGGAGAACTGACCTAGGGTCGATTGTATTACCAGGACCTCCGGTTCCTATTGTATCATTAGGGGAGACTTGTGGATTTAAACCTACTACTCCTGGACAGGTTCCATCCGCAGCGGTTTTCTTTGGAATTATATCTTCTACTGTTAAATTATTAACATCATTGATGTTAAGATATCTTGTACTATCTCTCGTTTCTAATATGAATGTTGTTCCGGGATTTTTAAATGCATACTTATTAGCTTCGTAAAGTGAGATGCCTTTTACGTATCCTCTATCAGTTGAAATATATCCAACCTTTATATCTCTCTTCTCTGTGGGTCCAAAAAGGTTGAATGACATTATTGATTATACTTTGTCTTCATATTAGGTATTTATTATAGTAGTTCGAGCGATGCTATGTCCTCTGCACGCTCAGCAGGATCATTTCTACGAGATCTATCTAACGAAGCATCAATACCAACAGGATCATCATTGACCACGGTTGGAGTGTCTCTAGTTGGTTCAGCGTATGGAACAGTTTCAGTGGGAGGTGCTGGGGTTGCACTATCAACTCCTTTTGCAACGGCAGGTTCACTTGGTAATCCTCCTTGAGCTTGACCGTCTCCACCAGAACAGAAAGTATAAAAATCAGAGGTTGCAATGTTGGGGGATAACTCACATCCAAACACATTTAATTTAATATTTGTAAAATTAAGAGCAGATGTTATACTTCCTCCGATATCTGGAATCAAATTATTCACATCAGATAAAGTACCAGAAACCCCTGCTAACATTTTAGAAATATCCTCCATATATGCATTCATGTTGTCAATCAAATTATTGTTAGCATCATCAATAATGCTTCTTTTATCTGCGAGAACAACACTAACAATATCTTCTGAGTAGCAAATTGGAACTTTGGGATTGGTTTGATCATTAAGATTGTTGCCATCATTATCTACGCCATTGTTTGCTCTGTCATTTGCATCTTTTTCAAGTTTATCTGGATTTAAAGCATTAGTAAGAGCACCTGCTATAAGGTCAGAAAGTCCGCTTGAGACTTTACCATACAAACACAAACACAACTCTGTGAGAGTCTCTTTCATATCAGAGAATTGGTATCTCAGTGATGATGGAAGCGCAGCAACTACAGCGTTCATTGCTTTGTTTAAAATTTTCATAGCATATTCCATCACCTTATCCATGATGACTTTCATATATTTTGACATCTCATCTGCGGCACTTTGAATCAGTTGCTTTAGATTATTAATATTAGTAGAGATAGAAACGGCATCAACATAACTCTGAATTGCCTGAAGATACTTGTCAATTTTAGTCGTAAGATTTTCAATTACAGTTTGAATACCTTTTAAAGATGACTGAACAAACTCATTTGGATCTGCTTTCATTAAAACAATTTTTTCGTCACACTTATCAGATCTCTTCACATCACCGGCAGTAATTTGATGAACTGATTCGTTCTCAATGGTTGCACCAGGAGCTGGTTTTGCACCCGGACCTGCTTCTTGAGATAATAATCCTGCATCTTCCGCTGCTTGTAATGCCGCATCCTCTCTAGCGAGAGTAGCATCTAAGGATTTATCTGCGTTTGGATCGTTTGCAAGAGTGGGTGTGGAATTTGCACTACCCGATGGATGTCTTCCAACAGTCCTAGATCTATCAGGTCCGCCTTTTCTAGCAGGTTGTTTAATTACCTTATCTTTATCTGGGGTAATCTCTCTACAATTGCCTTTACTTTTTTTGCCAGTGGCGTACCCACTCTTTGCTATACTTCCTGCCTGGGCATTAGTAACAGAGTTATCACCAATAATTTGAGACAACTCTGTTTGAGAATTGTTGCCCAATACGCCCATAATAACAGGAACTTGCTGGTCTTGTCCATCAAGGAAAAAACCAAACACCATGTTACCCTGGCGAAGTTGTGGAGTTGCTCCACTACTTGTCTGAAATCCACCGGCTGTGATGGGGTACATCACATTTGCCCATGGCAGTTGTTCCGATTCTATCTCAGTTTCACCTTGGTCATGAAGACCAATAATCCTTACTTTATATCTTCTACCCCAACCAGGAATACTAAATTTATCCTCGTAATTTCCGGGGTTAATATTATCTCTCCAGGTAGAGTCGTCAGCAATCTGTCCGACCCACCATAGAAATGATGCGCCAAGAAATCCAGGGTTAAATAGTCCTCCAGAAGTTTCCATCAATCCTCGTAAATCCTACACTCGTCGGTTTCTGGATTTTCATCGCAGTACATTTCAAGTGGTGTCGGGTCATGATCTTCATCTGGATGATTCGCTTGATAGTGCTCAAGATGATCCAGTTCGTCTGCTACATGACGACGCATTTGTGGAGACAGAGTTCCAGTCTCTAACATATCTTTATCGTCATTGATGTGTTGTTGAATGCTTCTATCTGACATGGTTCTTTATTTGTACTACTTTGGTTTTCTTCCGAAGGAGTCTCTTGCTAGATTGCATTGAGTGAATGCCCCTTCAGACGTAATCTGATGGCAAATATCAGTTATAATATATAGTCCACCATCCTTGCGGTCTACATCAGAGGTCTTTCCTTTTTTTAGTCCCGGTGAGTCTATAAAAATTGCATCACCAGCATGCAAAGAAAAATTACCTGCAATCGTAATACTTGCTCTCGCAGAGTACAATTGATTATATCTCATAACTGATTGATTTGCAATCTGACCATATTCAAAGTTTTCTTCCCCTGACTTTTCAAGTTGTTGTTCAGATGTTCCCGAAGGGGCAGTTCCTTTATCAAGTAAAAAGTAAGTTGTTCTTGAAAACTCTTCATTAGCTCCCACCCGGTCAAACTCCTTATTCCTAAAAGTCTTGCCTAGATATAAATCTTTACCGCCCATCTTCAACTCATCCTCATTGTCCATTGCCTTTGGTGCCTTTACTTCATAATAACATGTAAAGGGATCGAATAGAACTGTTCTACTGGAAAAAGCACCCATCTGCAACTTCTTTTGTACATTGGTATCATTATCCTTCTTAAAGTTAAGGATTTTCTGATCATATCCCTCGGGAATGGCATTGTTTATATCCGGTGTCTCATTATAAATTAATTTTAATTTTGGTTCTTGATCCAATAAACCATCTATTGATTTAAAGAAAAAACCTTCAGAAGTTTCATAGAAAAAGTATCCAGCACTCTTTCCAAGAACCTGATTGTCCTCTGATACAGATTTATTACATAACCAAGTGGATGTATAGAAAGGTTTTTTATTATTACCAAAGAAGTTATACAAGTTTGAGGTCTGTTCAATATCTACATTTTTATCTGTGCCAAGATATTTGGAATCTGTCAGTAGTTTATTAATATGATCAGAAACTTTACCATCAAATCTTTGATTTACCCTAATCTTTTCATTTAAAATAAACTCTTTAGATACTAATTCTAAAGACATAAGAGAATCTTGTGTTCTATCAGAAACAGGATTTATTTTATTAATGTATAAGATAGGTTCTAATGTATTATCATTATTGTCTGAAAACTTTAACTTAACCTGCTCTTGTCCAACCAAGGGTAATCCTTCAGTCACAGATTTGTCATCAATACTATCACCACTATCTACAAAACTAACACTTACCTTTACGGTGTCACTCATTATACTTTCAGTATAAGTCATTCCAGCAAAACTATTAATAATACTTACAGTTTTACTAGGGTCTATGTTTGATAAAATGTCTATCTGCTCTACGTTAGTAGGTTCAGCTGACTTGGAAGATATTTGTTGTGTCATTATAGTTACCTCTTATTACTATTTAACCCTGATATTCCAAGAACTCAAATGGATTTGAGGTGTCCATAGGAAGTGGAATCATTGCCATTTGAGGAGAACCATTACCGTAGGATTCTTCTTGTGGCATCTCTCCACTTTCCTCAGGGACTATGACTGTCTGCTCTGCTCTCGCATCATAAGGAGCATAGTCTCTAATCGCTTTAATGATTCCTTCTTTACCTGATGCCTGGTTGATTGCAAGTAATAAATCCTTAGCTGGACCTGTACTATCAACATCAATAACCATCTCACCAGTTTTCAGCAGTGCATTAACTAATCCACTACCTCCAACTAAACCACCCTTATGGAACTCTACGTGGAAATGATCATTATGTCCACCATCAGCACCACTTCTAGGTCCCACTGGAGAAAAACTTTCACCTCTTCCATGAAGAACTTGGGGAATAAATGGTTCTTTATTTAATCCATACTTCTTAAGATATCTAGAAATGAATGGCCAAAGTTTTTTTTGATCATCTCGATATGAACTCATCGTGGCACTATTTGCACCAAGGTCCAGTGCAACACCTCTGTGATGTCCAGTTCCACGATGCCTAGCGACTATTCCGCCATGGTCTGGGTGTTCCATCTGGTGCGTTTTACCTGGTTGAGGATCACCATAGTCACCAATACCCTTACCTCTACCAGCGCCAACGGTCTTTAAATAATGTCCAAGTCCAGATGCATAGATTTGTTGAGCACTACCTCTTGTTTTAATCTGAGGAAAGTCTTTCAACAATTTAGCAGTTGCTTCATTTCCTTCTCCTTGTTCAGTTCCAGATAAGTCGGGGGCAGTTACATTTTGTGGTGCAATGTACGTTCCTTTACCCTCAGTTGCAGTTCCTTGACCACTAGACAACTTTTCATACACAGGTTGAGACATATTATATCTCTCCATGATCTTAGCATTTGTCCTATATCCAGCAGGGACTTCATACTGTTGCATGAATATAGTAGAAGATTCCTTTACAGTCTTTGCTTTTCGTATTTGGTCTAGGACATAACCATAGTCTCCTCTAAATTCTTTCAAGAAGAATTGGTATTCAATATCCATTGTCAATGGTTTAGACATGTCATGTCCTTTATTCTTAGCAAAATCATATAATTTTTGCTGCCTACCTTTGGATGTCCACTGAACAATACCATATCCAGTTACGCCATCAACAACCAGAGGACCCTTTGTTCCGCTTGGAGTATTCTGTGGGCGAGCATTCTCAACACCAGACTCAGCAATCATATTACCAACAATGCCAGCAGCCTGTGCTTCAGTCAGATTAAGATCCCTCATCAAGTTTCTTGCCATAGTGAGAGTATCTCCACTTGATCCAGCAGGACCAGACGTATATACCAACTCACCAGTAGCAGAGTCTCTAGAACCTGGTGTAGAACCTGGTCCAGAGGTAGATCCATACTTAGAATTAGGTAGATATTTCTTTTTTAAATCCTCCCTTAAAGAATTCTCGAAGGTTTTAGACACCCATTGAGTTACATTAAACTGAAGGTTCTTAGCAAGCCCCCCTTCATTAAAACCTTGTAGTCCAATTTTTCCTTTTGTTACACCATCGTCCATTAATAAATTGATACCACGACCAATATTCGTATAATCTCTTGAGGATACTTCTTGATCTAAAATAACTTTGGATGCCACTCTCAGGATAGGTCCAAAATAGTCGTTCTTACCTAACTGATCCCCAACTTTTCTTGTTTTTTCCGCAAGAATTTTTCCACCTTGCCCAAGTGGTTCCTCAGCATTTCCTGTGCCAGCCCATCCAAGGAAATCCCACCACGCTCTATTATTTTCTTCTAACTGATTATCATCTACCTTACTTTCATCTACCGTGGGCAACGGCGGTAATATCTCTCTGCTTGGTTTGACAACTCTAAGTTTTCTTTTTCTTTTCTTTTTAATATCAATACCACGTTTTACTTTTGTAACTCTACCACCTTCTTGGTATTTTTTGATTTTATCACTCTCTGATTGTGCTGCTACAAGTGCTGCTCTGGTTGCTTGATATTTTCTTAAGAGACTTTGATTAACAGAGGGTCCTAATAAACCACCTAGAGTAACAAAACTATCAAATGCTCCTTCAATACCTTGTGTTTTTTCAGTATATTTTTTAACCAATTTATCATATTTTGCAATCATCTTCCTTTTTTCATCAGGACTAGATGAGTTAAATTTATCAACAGTTCCTTGGATTCGCATTGCATCCATTTTACTAAATCCAAGACCCATGAGATATTCTAATCCAACACTAATACCTAAACTTGCACCACCTTTAGCAAAACTTCCAGCGTTAATACCCTTAAGACTTGGAAGTCTAAACCCACCTTTGGGAGTTCCTCCAGTAATCCTTGGTCGTGTGCCGGGAATTCTGGTTCCTGGTTTTACTCCGCCACGACCTTGAGTGACTGTAGGACCGGTGCCAGGAATTCTAGTTCTAGGTGCGCTTCCACCACGTCCTTGAGTAACACCCCTAAATTTATTCTTACCCTTGCCTAGTTGATCACCAAAACCATCACCTCCACCGCCCATGAGTGCTTCTGCTGCCATTGAAGTAGCAATAGCAGTGGTGAGAAATATTGCGGTTTCGACTAACCCTAAAATTTTGTCGGCATTCTCACCAAATAAGTTGCCTCCTAATTTTTTTATATTGCCAATTGTAAAATCATATGCCTTAACACCAAAGTCTAGGAAAGTCACCAGTGCATCAACAAGTTTTAAACCAAAATCAGCGATGAATGTGGTGATACCGTCGATAGCTCTTATGATTTTTGGTAAAAACTTTGCAAAATCAACCATCTTCATCAGGAATAATCCTGCAAGGATGTTTCCTAAGAATCTTTTTATCCATCCAAACACACCAAGTTTTGGCAATTGTGCCAAAGTTGGTTTCTTCTTTACTACTTTGTCTGGTTTTGTTTCTAGTCTATTTTCCTTTTCTTTTCTAGCATCATTTTTTTCAGATTGCTTCTTTTCTTTTAAATTATCTTTCTCTGCCTTGTATACACCAGTCACTATACTCTCAATTAATAATACATTCTTATGAATGTTTCCAAGATGATCATCCTTAGCAACAGCACCAGTTGATATCTGCTTAACAGGTGCCATTGTTTTTGTTATTCCTGCAGTAGGAGACTTAACTAATGCGCCACCTTTTTTTTGCTGCTGCCCCTGAACATTTTGTTTTGGTGCAATCGCAGATGGGTTAACAGTCTTCTTACGACCAGTGATATTACGTGCCATGGCACCGCCAGCACCTCTAGCCAATCCTTTTGCTAATGCTCCGATTATTGCCATCTTACACTATCCCCAAAATCTTACGCTTCGATGCACTACCATTACCAGCATTAATATCGGGTGTTCTAGAACCACCGCGTGGTGCAGGTGAGGTTGCATCAGATCCTGCTGGTTTTGGAACACGTATAACAGTTACATTTGCCTTTACAGGTGCTCCAGGGGTAGGTAGTTTTGGTTTGTTTCTACCCATCACCATTCCACCTTTATGGAATTTTGTCTGAGCATCTACAGCAGCTTGATAGTTAGGATAAGTCTTTCCATCTGCACTAGAATAATATTTACCTTTTGATGCTGCATATTTCTGTGCATTTAATGCCTCTGCTTGACTCATGGAGGGAGCAGCAGGTTTTGCAGAAGCAGCAGATGGGGTAGATGGGGTAGATGGGGTAGATTTTGATTTCTGAGCATCAACAGCAGCTTGATAACTCTCATAGGTTTTTCCATCTGTGCTAGAAAAATATTTTCCTTTAGATTCTGCATACCTCTGAGCATTCAGAACTTGTTGCTTGGACATGCCCTGAAGTGTTGATAGTTGTTTATCAACTTTTTTTCTTGCTTTATCCTCCTGCCCAGAAGGATTCATCAAAGTTGAACCACCCTGACGATCAAAATCAAAAGAGTTAAGAGTAAAGAAGTCTGCGATACCTCCCACTGTATACTTCATAATATTACCAAGATCTCTTTTTGGATTTGGTTTTTCACCAAGAATCATATCAACACTCATCTCTCTTGCAAGAGGATTAAGTTGATGTAATGCTTGAAGTTTCTGTCGAAGAGTAATTTCTTCACCTGCTACTGCTTTTTTAGGATCCTCAGCAATTCCACGGGAATCATTCCTGAGAACTGCCATGGGATCATTCATTTGCCTAAAGTCATATTTCTCATTTACAACTCTATACCCACCTTTTTCTGTGGATGTTGCCCAAAACTGACCAAGAATACTCTTAGCATTTTCTGCTGCTGGAGTTATATTTTTCTCATCATTTCCATCATAGTAATCTTTATAAAGAACTCGTATTTCTCCTCGCTTCAGACGATCACGAACACTCTGCCTTTCTGCAAGTACTTGTTTATTAAATCCTCCATCTTTTGCTTCTTGTAGTTGTTGCTCTGCCTTAGCTAGTTCATCAGCTCTTCTTAACTTAGCTCTTGCGATTGCATTATTTAATTCTACTTTAGATGCTTCGGAGAGTTGACTCTCTGTGATGGGTCCACCTAGTCCACCCAACATTGATCTAAGATAAAGAAGACCAGAGTCTCTGAATGTAGGACTCTTTAACATTCTCTCTGGAATACCAGCGGCGGTCTGATCTTTTGAAGTCTCCTGCTCTGAAGATGACGGTGGTTTACTAGAGGGTGAAGGTATAACTGGATCCTTCGGTTGCACTCTTGGTTTAGGTTGCGAACTACTCGATTCAGGTGGCGGACTACTTCTACCAGGTAATCTAACTCTACCACCAGTTGATTGTCCAAGCATTCTATCAATGGCACCTAAAGGACTACTCATTAAAGATCCTGAGGAATACCCCCCTTCAGGACTGCCTGCGCCAGATCCTCTTACAGATCCACCACCACTGGCATACATCGTACCATCCATGACCTTTGGTATATTTGTGCCACCGCCAGCAGCGTTCATTGCCTCTAGTTGAGCAACACCATACTTCTGTACAGCACCACGCGACATGACAAATTCGCCATCAGTGAGCATGGCAGGTACTTTATCCGTGCCTGATGGACCACCTACTTCTCCACCCCCATTGAATCTAAAGAAGTTAAATATTGGCTGTACTAATCCACCCTCAGATAAACCGAGGGAATCCATACCCTTCATAGTTCCACCAACTGTCACTGCCGTGGCAACTCCAGCGCCTATTATCCCTGCTCTTCCCTTTAAGAATCGGGCTGCTCCAGCAAGTTTACCAAAACCTCTAAGTTTTTTTGCTGCTAAAAGACTTGCAATGGCAGCAGTAAGTTTAACTGCACCAGTGATTAAAATTTTACTAAAACCAAAAACAAATCTACCTAGACCTGTGCCAAATACCAGATATAAAGATAAAAGTTTTTTCCAATGCTTCCCTAAAAAACTAAGAATATTTTTTAGTTTCTTTTGATTTTCTGGTTTAGATATAAAATCAACCAGTCCCATCAAAAACTTTCCAAGTAAAATATTTTTGATGAAATTAAATATGGTATCAAAAAATCCTGTGACAGGTTTAGTTACTTTGTCGAAAGTTTTAAGTAAAGCACCAAAACCTTTAGTTAAATTTTCCTTATCAAGTTTTCTCTTGTCTCTTTGCGCTTTCTTTCTGTCAAACTCTTTATCTTGTTTCTTTAAATTATATTGATCTTGTAAAATATCAGCGATATTAGAGACTGACTCGGCAATCTCTGCTAGTAGATTCTTTGGTTCTTCTTTTTTCTTTTCCTTTTCCTTCTTATTATCTTTATCTGCTGCTGGTGCTTGATAAGCAACTATTGCACTAGTCGGTAACGCTTTCGGTGCAACACTACTGCCTGTCGCGGAATTTTTCTTAAAAGAACTTGCAGATATTTTTGTCTTTTTTGCTTTAAACTTTGGGTCTGCTGCTTTTCTTTTCTTTCTTACATTTACTATTTCTTTTCTAAGGACAGCACTACGAGCATCACCCTTTCCTTTTGTCTGAAACTCAATGGTAGCTACTGCTTCCATCAATGCGCCAAGATAATCCTGCTCAGACAGGTCATCTAGGTCAACACCCATCTCTAAAAGTATTTCTAGTGGATCGGTGCTGGTCCTAGATGCCATTCGCTTGCTGATGCTTTAATTGTTCTTCTTCAAGATGTTGTTGTAATAAAGCAACGTAGATATCACGTTCCCATGGTATCATATTTTCAATCTCCGTCAATGAGTATTTATGGTACTGCATCATGGAAAAATTTAATCTAAGGTATGATTCAAGGTTCATATGAACCATGCCTACGCGAAAAAAGACGCTAATCCCTCAAGTACAACATCACTCTTTACTTTTGTAGCAGGATTGGTAACGGGAACGGTATGAGATAGTTTAGGCATTGTTTCAAAGAACTTCTCAATTCCTTTAAACTGTGAAGAGTTCATGGATTCAAGAAACTCAGTGATCTCTTTCTTTGTACAATCTGCTGCTGCCCAAACCTCTTCCTCATTACAGATAGAATCAATACAAGATGCAATCAATTCAAATGATTGATCCATTGCATTCTTATCTTCAAAGTCAAAATTATTTTTAATAAATTGATCCAAAGAAGGATACTTCATTACCATCATCAAATCATCGCCAATCTTGATTTTGTTATCGTGCTCATCATTTTTCTGAACATGAATATCGTCAATGTTAATTTTAATAGGAACCTCAGTCTCACCATCATCAGGACAGATAACATTGAGTTCAACTTCTTCACCCACTGACTTACCACGAATGTTAAGGAAGAGATACTCAATATCGAATGTAGGAAGTTGTTCTACTTTAATACCTCTAGTTTTGATACAGTTTTTAATCACTCCCTTAATAGCAGTGGTGATCTGCTTAGTGTCTTCACTCTCAAGGGCAATGACTAAGATCTTTTCCTCTTTTACAAGGAAGGGTCTATATTGAATCGTCTCTCCTGTCGATGGCAACTCAAGTTCATAGGTGGGTGTAGCAATTTTAGGTAAAGGCATAATATCCTATAGAGTTTTTCAGTGTGAATATTTAGGCGATGTTAAAGGATGGTAAAGTAAATTGTCCGTTCTGATCTATAAATTGTTGAGTTACAAAGTTTGGATTAGAAACAGAATTACTACTAGGACTGTTGGTGGAATTACTACCAGCACCTGTAGGATCAGAGTCTCTTCTTACAGTATAGCGAATATAATTCATAGAGACAGTACACTTTAAAAGACTTGCTGTCTCATATGAAACTGGCATCGAGTTCATAGCAATTGGAAAAGATCTAAAGAATTCATACTCAAGAAATTGACCGGTAGACGTATACCTAGGATCTCCT